CTTCTCGTACTCTACCTTCTTCTGTCTAGTCTTAAGGAATGCAGCGGCCTCCTCTTCGAGGCCACTACGATAGATTCTTTTATTGTGTTTACGAGCCAAGTCCGTCACCTATTAACACATAGTCTATCTCTGGTGGGTTAGCTGATTTAGATACCCGTGAGGGTAGTGACTGTAGTGTCGGGTGACACTTGTGTTTAAAGCTACAGAACTTACATGCGCTGGGTAGCACAAGGTTACCGCTAGGCTTCTTGTAGTAAGTCTCTGGTACTGGTTCAAAGCAACGCTCGAATGGTTCATCATTGTCGATGTAGTCCACCAAGGCTTGAATATCTTGTAGTACTTTATCCTTGTCTACGTCAGACGCATCAACGTACTTGAACTCACCATTACCTTTGTTGACTACCCACCATCCACCAACATCTTTATCTGCTGCTGTAGCGTAGCCTACTAGCTGTGCGATATAACCGAAGCTATCACCTTGAGCTAGTGCATCAAAGGATGCGAACTTATTCTGGTATGACCACGGTGATGCAGACTTAACGTCATCAACCTTGCCATTCATAACCATGTCATACTCACCCTTGATCTCCTGACCATTGGGTAACTTGAGCGTGACAACATCATTGTCTTCAAACTCTGCACCTGCTGCACGTAGCAACCCTTTGAACACAGCCTCAACGATGTCGCCAAGGATCATGTTCATTAGGAAGTGTGGTGGCAGTGGTATCTTATCTTCAGGGTCATTCTTCTCAAACCATAGCTGACACTTAGGCTTACCAATGTTAGACATACGTAGACGGAAGTCATCACGTGGTCCACTATTGAATTGCTTTTCAAGTGCAGCCTCAACGTCAGAGGCAACCTGTGCGGCTACCTCCTTTGACATCTTAGCTTTACCTTCCATGGCTAATTGCAAGAAGCTATAGACCGCTAGTTCTGCGGGATGATTCATTAGTCAACGTCCACAAAATCATTGTTGATAATGTCAGACACCATAGCATCATCATCTGCAGACATAGACTTATTGGAACGCTCATGGTGTAGATCAAGAATCTTACCATTGCTGTACTCAATCAGTTCAATGAAGTCCTTCAGCATTTCGTTGTCACCTTCAACGATGTCAACCTTGTCACCAATGGATGCACTGATCTTACCAAAGGTAGCACCTGAAGGAATGCTACCCTCAACACCTACCAACTTGATAGTAGACATAATAGGTAGTAGGTTCTTGCGCTTCAGTGCATTCATCACACCGTTGATAGACTTCCGTGAGTCACGGTTCTTAATATCCATGACAAAAGGAATGTCACGATATGTTTCATAGTCTAGTGCTTCACCCTTCTCGTTGACAGGGTTATCCAAAGACACTGTACCGTAGTAAACATTAACATTACGAACACTACGAACGATTGCCTTAGTTGCATCAGGTAAAGCATTGAAGTCGTCGATCCAACCAGAGGGGCGTCCTAAGTTGAAGCCACCAATGCTATCCTTCATGTCACCGCTCAGTGAGTTAGCTAAGACAGACTTCTCCATCTCTTCTGTTTCACTGTTCCAACGCTGCCACTGCTGACGCTGTGCAAAGATACGCACGGTGATACCATCACTGTACACTTTTTCTTCACCACGTGTAAGGATGAACGCACCCACAGATACTACATCTGTCTTGATCATCTTACCGTTTACTTCGATCTCACCCTTGAGTGGTGAGTGTAGCATACCAATACGTGCAATGCTTGGTGATGCCTCACCACCTGATGCAGACACACCCATAAGCTCAGCCATTGATTGACCACGCTCGTTTGCGATTGCTAGTTCATTACTCATTTCTATATCCTTTTCTATAGAGTCAAAGAGTGCTTAGTTATACACTAAACGTCTACTGTGTCAAGCCAATTAGGTCCAATCTTAGCCTCTAATAATAGAGGTACATTCATCTTTACCTTGTAGGTCTTTTCCACTAGTTCGTTGATACCTTGGTTAAGTAGCTCTACTATATGTAGAACCTTCTGTTCTTCGTCAGGATGTACGTCTACCACCATACTGTCATGCACTGAGTTGACTACACAGGATTGTAACGGTTGTAACAATTCGTGAAGTCTATTGAGTACAACGGGTACGACATCACCTGTAGCAAAGCCTTGCACTGGGTAGTTCTTAATCATGGTGAAGTGACTAGGCATACCATTATCTCTACGTCTACAGTCAGGGAATGCGTACTGCCTACCAGAGATGTTAGTAATCTTATTGAAGCGTATAGCCTCCTCACCTAAGTTCCTGTGCCATGCAGCTACTCCTCTGTACTTCTCGACGAAGTGATGGTAATAGGCGGCTTCAGCTTTTGAACGTCCATATCCAGTGGCTCCAAAGAGGGGAGCGAAGGTGTGCGCCTTTGCTTCTTGTCGGGACGTTTGTTGCCCTGCTTCAGTAATAACTTGCGCTGTGTACGAGTGTACGTCGAATCCTGTTGCGATCTCCTCCATCGCCGTTTCGTCCTGCGCGAGGAACGCTGCGGTTCTGAACTCAAGTTGGGCAAAGTCTGCCTCCATTATCTTGCCACCGTCCCAACGAGATACAAAAACCTTCTTTACAGGGAATGTACCACCGCGTGGCATGTTCTGCATGTTGGGGTTACGTCCACTGAATCGTCCTGTGGCAGTAATGTGTTGGGTCAACCCCACGTGTAGGAATCCATCATGTTTAGTATAGTTAGCTATGCCCTCAACAAAAGCAGATAGGTAACTACTAACAGCAGAGAGCCGTTTAAGATCGCTGAGAAAAGACTCAGCATCAGACATGTTACGAGTACGAGCAGTTGCCATAAGAGCATCAAGGTTATCTTTACCAGTACTGAATCCATTAGCACTGACCCAATCCTTGTTAGGTGCTGTGAACTTAAGCCCTGCAACAATGTTAGTTTCCTCAAGTATAAATCCTTGTGCGTTACATGCCTTACACTTGTTAGGCTTTGCATACTTTGTCCCGTCCTTCTTTACTTTATACGTTTTCCCTTGCCCTTCACACGTAGGACAGGTGTACGCTTTAGTGCGGTAGATCGTTTCACTATTCGCTTCGACTGCTTCTTTGTATTCTTGAACAGTTGATGTATAGTCAAATAGCTCCTTCCACTCCCCCTTATTCTTAATGCGTTTAGAGAAGACGACTTGTGACATCTGCTCAGGCGAATTAAGATTGATAGGTGTCGCGCCCATAAGTTCCCTGACTTTGGTTTGCAGACGCGCTTCGATCTCTGCTTTTTCATTTTCAAACTGCTCCCTTACTCGCCCAAGCTCTTGAAGATCAACCCTGATCCCTGACATGTACATTCTGGTAAGGGTCTTGCAGGTTTCGAAGGTAACTCTTCTGATTGTATGAAGGGAGGCACTGGCAGGATCGGCGTAGTCTTTTTCGATGCTGTGGAACAGCTCACTAGTTGTGAGGAGATCATGCCTAAGATAAAAGCTAAGCTCAGAGAGAGGTATCTCATTCGTGTTGTACCCCTCTTTAAAGTATTTCTTGAGCGTGTCATCTTTTTGTACCTCTAGTTGTCTGCGCTCAGCACATGCTGCCAAGCTAAGTGGACTGCGTTGCCCACGGTCAAGCACATACTCAGCTAACATGGTGTCATATATGCTACCATCATACTGGAAGCCTGACTCCCACAACCACATAAGATCGTGCTGTGCGTTGTGCATTATCAACAGCGTGGTCATGTCTAACACTTGCTGTATAAACTTACGGCCCTTGCCTGTGCTATCCTTAGCCTCGTCATGGTTTAGGTTAACTATCCACCGTTGCTTGTGGTCATCAGCATTAACCATACCCACTTGGACTAGCTCATTGCTAGGCTCGAAGGGGTCCATGTGGTCCTTACCGTTTCGTTTGGTGACGCTATTCTCTACGTCTAGTACTACTCTCATGTCTCACCTCATGCTGAATAGATAGAGCGTGACCCGTCAAGTACACAGGTAATCTTCCCCTGGAATCCATTCAGTTTATTCTTAGCTAGGTTGAGGTAACGAACTGGGTCTTCATCCTCACCCTCTGCTTGTTGTGTCTTACCTATGAGGACCATCAGGTCAGCCTCTGCAGCCTTGCCTGTCTTTGATCCCTCCATCATAGCTTGGTTTAGGTCAGCCTTACCTTCAGCCTCTGCTGATAGCTGCGACATCCATATAACACAACAGTCGTACTGTTTAGCTATGTTACGTGCATGGATAGCTGCAGTCTTGAGCGTGATGTCGCTACGCTCACTACTAATATCAGCGAACTTGTCACCCATGTCAAGCACTACGATGTCAGGCTTCTCTTGTTTAACGACAGCCTCAACCCATGACATGCCTTTGCCTGTGCTATCTTTGAACATTACATTCTTACGAATAGACTCGTAGCGTTTGTGTGCTAAGGCTTTGTTCTCACGTACCTCAGTCATAGTCATGTTGGCAGAGGCACTGATGTACCGTGCAGCCACACGTG